CACTGTTGAGTAGACGAAAGAGTACTCACAGGTTTTTCCGCGTGTTTGACCCCTGTTACGTTCGCGGGCAGGGGATGGCTTCGTCGGTCACATTTTTGAGTGTGCCCATCGGAGGGGGTGGCAACCCTGGCTTGAAAGGCCCAGACAAAATGCGTTCAAACTATAATTTAGAGTGAATTTAATAATTTGTGTTAGCTTATAGGGCGCAGTACTACGTTAGCCCTATTTTGCCCATTGCTTGTTTAAGTCGCTCTTTTAGAGCGCATATGGTGCTTAGAAAGCTCCCATCGTAAGTTCAGGAGTATCTCTTCGGAGCTTTCTGGTTGTCTTCCCTCCCAGGTCGAAGCAAGGACAATGTGTGTGCTAGAACCACCTCATTGTTAGGTTTTGAAGTGTTGTATCATGGCGTTTCTCGTTACGGGGCGCAGTTGTGGACCATGTTAGAGTCATGTATGAACTCGGCATAGAGACGGCCCTAAGAGAGGAATTCCTTGTTATAGCATGGATCTTCTGAAGATCTAAGGCCTGGTCAGCCTGGATTACACGCTTATACGAGCGTTCTCAAGATGGAGAGTTGTCTTTGTTAGGCCATATTCCGTTTTGTTGGACCGGTTGGAGACTCATTTTAACACTAAGTGGATGTTATTTTCTGTTGGTGTTGAGTCACCAAGCATTTTGCTAGCCCGGGATGAGTGCACCTGCGTTGTCAGGTTTGGACTGGGCACCCAGCCGGCTGGCCACCGTTAGATGGCTAGTGGAGAGCACCACTTTACCAACCCGGCAAGTAGCGTCCGTTAACGCAAATATGAATTCTACCCATGTGCAATCAGGGAAGCCGAAAGGCATCGACCACGGTTCTAAGACTTCAAGGAAGATGCGTAGGGACCAAAGAGAGTCCTTGCGCAGAGCAGCGGCCGCTAAACAGGCTCGTGAAGACGAGCGTGCTAGGCTATCTTCTGTTCTACGGGCAAAGCTCAGGAATATGGAGCATTGTCGTGCGCGCGGGCTTAAATATTCTTCCATTATGTGGGAGAGTAGTGATGTCTCATGCTTATCTGTGTTCAGCTATATGCTGGACCAGCGATATTCCACGAGGAAACAGAGACGTCATGATTGCACAGAGGTGCGTGCCATGCATCGTTTGCAACATGTTCTACAGCCCCAAGCTGGGCTATTGGATGCTGCACGTGGTGCATACGCAGGAGTTTCAGAGAAGGTTGCCGATGCCGTCAATGGCGTTAAGAAGGTGTGTACCGACTCTGCTACTATCGTTGATGGAGTTGCCAGAGCTTCTAAAGCGTTTGGCGACGTTGCTGAGGAGATGTTCTCTATGATGAAGGCAATTAAGGAACAGATTGTGAAGTGG